GGGTGCCGCTCGAAGCCGCTGCTCCACCGGTAGAACCGGCCAGCTAAAACAGCACACCGCTTACAACACGGTGGGTTCACCTGTCGGACCCACCCGCCAACCGAAGGTCGGGCGATAGTTGCGGCCTCGGCGGCATTACGGGAAGCGTCAGCGACCTGCGTCTGCGTCACCATGTCGAGGTAAGACTGACCCGCTTGGAGAGCCTGCGGCGTGGCCGCTCCTGCGTTGTACGCCTGACCGGCGCGAACCACCGCCCCGTAGAGAAGCGATCCCAGCGGGCGTCCATCTGAGGCGGTGCCAGCGAACGCCCTCGGCCGCACGGTGGCGACCGCGGCACCGTCCTGACCGGTTTCCTCCAGCACCCGCGGTACGTAGGCGGCACCGTGGCGAGCGGCACCAAGCTGTGCGGCAGCCACTAGCAAGGTCAACCGTGGGCCGATGTCGCGCCACGCATCCTCAAGGTTCCGTGTGCCGACGCGACGCCACTGCGAACGCACCGCTGCCAGTGTGGCGACCGTCAGTTGTTGCTGTCGGCGGTAGAGGTCAGCCGACGACCGCGGGATCACCGAGGAACTCCCGGCTCAGTCGCTCGATCGGGTCCTGCTCCTCGTCGAGCCGTCGCCGGCGGGTGGCCTCGAACTCATCGGCCGCGGCGTCGATGGTCTCCCGGTCCCACCCGAGAACCTGCTCCGCCACCGCCCGGACGCCGAGGCCGGTCGAGACGAGCTTGGTGAACTGGTCCACCAGCTGGGCCTCGATGCGGGTCTCCGGGTCCTCCCACCGGGGCCGCACCCGCGTCCGGGTGCCCGGTGCTTCGATGGCGAGCATCCACTGGCCGAGACGCCGCCAGGACTGGTTCAGGCTGCCGCGCTCACCCATCCGCCGGACCCGCCGCACCATAGGTGCCTCGTCGGTCTTGAGCAGCTCGGCGCTCATGTGCGACTTGAGGTCGAGAGAGAAGTACGTCGACGCCAGCGCGGTCTTCGCTCGCACCTTCGCCGACGCGTGCTCGGCCCACGTCACGAACGACGCGAGGCCGGCGGGCTCAAGCTGGCCGAACTTCGCCTCCTTCGACGTGCTCCCCCAGAAGTGGTCCGCCCGCGGTTTGAAGCCCAGCACCGGCTTACCGTCCGGTCCCAGCAACGGCTTGCTCGGGTCCTTCGGGTCGCGAGGGATGTCCAAACCGCTGCCGAAACGGATCGGGACGGCGCCGAAGTGGCCCGCGAACACCAGCAGACCCTCCACCAAGTCCACCACGTCGACCAGGGAGGCGATCGGGTCGATTTCGGAGACTGGCTCGCTGAGCAGGCGAGCGCGCGGCGCCAGCTCTATGACCGGGACGCCGCTGAGCCCGGTCCCCACCGGCTCCCCGACGACCACCCACCGTGAACTTTCACCGGACTCTTCCGGATCGCGGGTCTCGACGTCGCCCTCGGCCAGGTTGTAGTCAAGGCCGGATCGGCGCAGCAACCCCTTTCGCTTCCCGGTCCACTCGTCCTTCCAGACCTTCAGGTAGGCGACCACGTTGTAAGGGGTGGACTGTTCCCGGACAACGGCGGCCTGGGTGGCGGACTCGATGCCCACGACCGCCCGCCCACCGTCGTTGGCGTCGCGGGCCACCGACCCGAAGGACCGCGACGCGATCAGCGCCTCCCGGTGCCCCTCGTGGTGCATGACGTCGAGGTCGTTGTCCTCCCACGCCTTCTCAAGCAGACCCGCCGCGTCCTTGTCGTCGGGCGCCGTCATGCCACCGAGGATCAGGCGCTCGGTGAGCGCGTCCACCACGATCCCGGCGGTGCCGGACTTCGGCACGTCCAGCATCGAGTGGAGGCTGCCAGCGAGCACCGAGTCGACCACCCGGCCGTCCGCCGAGGCGATGACCAGGCCGGGGTAGACCTCGGCGTACTCCTTCGCCAGGAACGGCAGGACGTGCTCGTTGCGGTACCGCTTCTCGAAGGGGGCGGCGTACCTCTGCTGCTCTTCGATCTTCGCCAGCAGACGGCGGGTCCACTGCATGACGGTTGGCATGCGGACCCCTCCTCGTTGGCTCAGACGCCGATGGTCAGTGGTGGGAGGCCTACCGCACCCTGTGGTCGCCGCACGTACCCGTCGAGCCCCGTGACGGCTGCCTGGATGCCGTCGATGCGGGTCACCGACTTGGCGCGGTCCGGTTTCACCGGCCGGATGTTGTCCGCCCCGTCGTTCTTGACCTCGACCACTGACGCCATCCACCGCAGCACCGGGTTGCCGCCGTGGCGGAACGACCGCGCACCGACTAGGCGCTCGAGTTCCTTGCAGGCCGGGGACAGCCCCAGGAACGTCTGCGCGATCGGCACCACGTCGACGCCGAGCAGCTCTGCGTCGAGTTCTTGGACCATCTGGCCGGCGAACATCCGGTCGTAGGAGACCCGCTGCATGTCCAGATGGCGGCAGTCACCGATGACCGCAGCCTTCACGGCGGTGTAGTCGATGACGTCGCCCTCGGTGGCCTCAACTAGGCCGGCGTCGACCCACCTGCGCAGCGGCACCATCAGTTTCCGTTCGAGATCTTCAACCCGCTCGCCAGGCACCCAGAAACGTGCCAGCAGGTCCAGTTCTGCGCCGGGGCGGTTCGCCTCCACCCATGCCGTCCAGGCGGTGAAGTCGGAGACGGCCGACAAGTCCAGCCCGCCCCATGCGCGGCGCCCGTGCAGAGCGGCGCGGTCCACTTCGCCGTCGCAGCGGTCCCACTTGGTGATGTCCAGCCAGCGGGTCTGCTCCCGCATCCGCAGGTTCAGCGACAGCCGGCAGAACGTCGGGAAGTACGTCGGGGTCGACTTGGCCTTGTTCGCCTCGCGCCGCATGTATGCCAGCGTCGGCGACTTCCCCAGACCGGGGTTCGCCTTGCGCCACGTCGACTCGGCGAACACGTCGTCACCGAGCTCGGCGGCCCAGATGACCCCGTAGTGGCCGGGGTCGCTCACCACCCCAGTGGCGACGTTGCGGGTGTAGGTGTGCTTCTCGTCGTAGATCGTGCCGTCTTCGCCCTCATCGGCGGTGGTGATGAACACCACCAACGGCTGCTCGCGGGCACCGGTGCCGGTCTCGATGGCCTCAACCAGCGCGCGGCGCAGGCGCAGCGTATGAACCTCGTCCACCACCGCGCCGGAGACATTCAGGCCGTGCGCCACCTCGGCGACGCGGGACAGCACCCGCAGGATGCCGCCGCGGGCGGGTGCCCGGACCACCTCCTTGAATGGTTCGACCTTCTTGCGGGCGGTCGGCGACGCCAACAGCATCCGCTTCGCGTCCTCAAACACCCGACCCGCCTGCAACGTCGAGCCGGCGGCGTTGTAGACCTCGGCCCCGTACTCACCGTCCGCCAGGAACAGCACGCCGGAAACACCCGAGGACAGGGTGGACTTGCCGTTCTTGCGCGGGACCTCGACCCACACCGACCGGATGACGCGTACTACTCGGTCGACCTCGGCGTCGTGGTAGACCCAGCCGAACACCGGCGCCAGAATCCACACGACCTGCCACGGGTCCAGGCCCTCGCCGAGCCGGAGCGCCACGCCCGCCCAGCGGCCCTTCGTGTGTCGGAACGCCGCCAGCGCGGTGAGCGCTTTGCGGGCACGGTCGATGTCGAACCAGGCGCCGGGATGCTTGTCGGCCTGGAAGGCGACGACCAGGGGCCGACGCTCCAAAGCGTCATCGATCTGCTCGTCCGTCAGCCCCAGCTCAAGCAGCTGCTCCCGTGGGACGGGGAGCTCAGGCGTCGAACGGGTCTTCTTCCCCACCGACGCCCTCCGGTCGTGAGATGCGGGAGGCGGCCGACGGCGACAGACCCAATTCCCCGATCAGCGACCGCAGATGGGGCCGGTACTGGTTCAGCACCGTCGTCCACGCGTTCTTCACGTAGCCGCGTTCGGTCTTCACCACCACGCCCTGCCGCGACAACGCCCGCTCACCCTGCTCGATGCGTGCCCACGTCACGCAGTAATCGACCAGCGTCTCCTGCTGCTCGCCGACCAGGCCCACCGAGCGGGACAGTGTCGGAGCCAACCGGCGCCACAGACCTGCAGCCGTCTCCCGAGCTCGCCGCACCTCAGCATCCCGACCCGGCATGAGCTGGTCCCAGTCGGGCTCGCGCAGCGCCGACGGTGGCAGGACGGCAGAGTCGCGGACCGGGCGCTTTCCAGGGTTGCCCTCACGGACCACCTGCATGGTCGGCTTGGGTCGAGGGCCGGTCTTAGTCACTGTCGGTCACCCCACAAGAACCGGTCAACTTGCGACGGTAGGAGTTGCCCTCCCCGGCGGTACTTTCGTTTTCACACGCACAGGGGTTACCCCCACCCCCTCGTCACCGTCCGTGACGCGCTCGGCCCGCCGCTGCTCGGTTGCACCGGCCTCGGTGCTCGGGTCCGCGGTGTCTGGCCCGGTCGTTGTCGTCGTGGCCGAGGTCCCAATCCTCGTCGGCTGCGATGTAGTCACCGCACCGCCAGCACCGCACATTCCCAGTCGCTACGAGCGGCGCCCACTGTGCGCGGAGGTGGTCGTGGTTGACGTCGTAGCCCCTGGCTTGCCGCGTCCCTCGCCGCTGTTCGTGCTTGCGTCGATGGGTTTGGCACCGGCCACTATCGGTGAGCTCGGGGCACCCCGGTTCGGGGCAGACCCGTCGGCTCACGGCTCGACATCCCTCCCGGGTTCCCGCACGGGCAGCACGCTCAGCCCGGTGGACTGGTGCTCACTCGCCCTCGCTGGCTTCCCACCGCATGGCCCGCCGGTGCGCCATCGCTTGCAGCCCCATCCACTCGTGTGGTGCGCCGTCGTGGTTGGCGTAGGTGTAGCTGGTCACGTCGGACGACTCGGGTCGGACGGCAGCAGCGGCCAGCGTCCAGTGGGTCAGGTAACCGCCGTCGGTCTCATCGAAGACGTGGGCGCGGATGGCGTCCTCGACCGCCTGCCAGGTCTGGTCGCTCACTCGTCGTACACACCGATGCTGCGGTCGAACGCGTCGCACAGCGGTGCTTGCACACGGTCGGGCAGGTGCAGCGTGTGGCCCCAGTCGTCGAGGTAGCCGAGGATGGTGGCGAGCACAGCACAACCTCCAGACGTACAGCGACCCCGCGAGCGTGGCTCAAGCGGGGTCAGGGCGTGCGGACCAGCCGATTCGTGATGCAGGGTCCGCTCCGTCGGCAATGTGTCCACACCAACCGTAACACCCGTCACGCGCCCCTCTGCAAGTCTCGGCGCTCGGCGTTGCGGTCCTGCGCCCGCACATCCGGCCACCACACGTAGACCCTGCCGGTGGTCGGGTCACGCCGGGACTGCACGTCCTCGCGCTGGACCCAGCTGCGCACCGTGGCCGATGAACGACCCGTGGCGTCGATGGCATCCACCAGCGGCACCCAGCGGTCGGCGTACCCGGAGGCGAGGTGATGCCGGTGCGCGTTGTGGTAGGCGACCTTGTTGTAGACCTTGCCGCACTTGGGACACTCCCA